GTCGCATCTGCGAACGATAAGTATCGTCACCACTATGTGGTCGAGGCTCACTATCACCAGAATTTTTCTACACCGGCATCCATACCCGGCGTAGCACTGTTTTGGCAGTGTCACCAATGACTGGCTTACTCCCATCTGAAAGAGAGGGAGTATGTAACCATTTGTGATATAAGTAATGATCGACGGAGGGGTTAACTACCGCCTTCACCACCTTTACAGGCGTCCAGACATAGCAGCCTAGGGTTGTTTTACACCCTGACTGTTCGGAGATAACAGAATATTTCTCGATCCTCTTTCGAGGCTGAGAAACAAGCTGCGATCTATCGGTTTGGAAATCTGTTACATAATAAGGACCATGATACGGACTGTCTTCAGAGACAACGCAATAGCGATGTCTAGGAATATGGTCAAGGACCATCTGCCGTAAGTGAAAGTAGCCAAGTTTGAATGATCGATTAGTTAAATCAATCAGACTAGTTGTGCTATCGTAACTAGCGACAGATAGTCCCTTTCCGCGAAAGCGGAGAGGCGTAACATCCTTACCATGAATATCATACTCTCCGCATGACTCTCGGAGAGCTCTCGAACCATAGAAGCTTTTGCTTTTATTGACTATGAATCCAAGAGTCGTTAAGAGAGACACTAATGCCTCCGTTTGGCTATGGAGGCATATAATGTCATCGCCATAAACGCAGTCCCATTCATTGAAGTGAAGTGAAGGTTGACACTCTTCACCGCGCTCCAGGTATGAAACTACGTCCAGCCCAATCCGTCCTAGATGGTTGGCAAGCAATAGAACAGTGCCGAAGACAAGACACTGGAGATCAAAGCACACAGCTGATCCCATACCGGCAAACCGATATGTCGTAATTATCTCACCAGAGGTGAGTTTCGACTGGTTTGTGCGAGTTCCAAATAAATGGAGCTGCATTTCGATTGGAAATATGCTGCGTACAAGATCTTCACCAACCAAATCCGAGGCAGACGATAAGTCTATGGTAGAGTACTCACCATCTTCACTGGCATAACGCGAACTCAATTGATTCCGCGTTTGGTCTTCGAATTTAGTGATCGTACCATAGATTGTCTTCTCGATTGCCTTACGGGACATCGCTAGCACACCTTGCTGGAAGTACATCTTCGCATTAGGTTCGCGAAAAATGACTCTAACAGAATTGATATCTTTAACAACAAAAAGTTGCTCAGAGATATCAACGGATGCCAGCGATGGGTGAACAGAACCTTTCCGCCATAGGTCAGCGTTTGGTATATAAGCTGACTTAACGGAGTCATCACTACCTACCAAGCTATTCAGGTAGGAGTCTAGCTCAGGGGCATAACGGACACCATCGCACTTCTGCGAGAATTTCCGCACACCTCTATCACTCACTGTGCCAGGTCCGAATCCAGGAAAGAAATCCTGAGGGTCGAATCTTATCCCAGTTTTCAAGATAATGGTTCTGAGATCGGCAAGTAAATGATCCGGAATTGTCCGCTCTTTGAGACGAACTTCATTTTCCTTCCATTTTTTTAGGGAAGGTTCATTAAGATTCGGATCTACATACTCAGCTTTCTTCCCGAAAAGGAGGAAACTAAGGATGTATTGGAAAAGAGTGGCGTCACCAGTCTTAAACCATTCCTCGTACTCCCTGAAAACAGGAGATCTACGGAAATCGTAGTGAAGGGAAACGGTAAAGGAACCAAAGTCATCCACGATTAGACTATTCGCCAATTTATCGGCTAAAATAGCATTGTCTTGGATGTATACGCGTAAATCACGACGCATAAGGTTGAGCTCGGTTTTAATGAGCCTCAAACTTTTCTTGATGCCTAGTGGTGAATCCAGAAGCATAGCGACCCAACAGCGAACGAGAATGGAAAGATTATTGCCATTCACGCCGTCGTGGAGGCTGCTAAGATCGAACTGTTTTATCAGTTCGAACGTAGCGAGAGCGTCTGCGGTGAATCGCATCGGTTAAAATGCGTATGGGTTCAAGAACAAAGCGCGGCTGATGCGAGCAGTGTCAATCGCTCCAGCTGTGATAGAAGCGCCTGTGAGCCCGAGGACAGTACCAAATCCTCGAGATACTTCGGCAGCGGTGGGCCGATGTGCTAATGAGCACTTAACCCAGATGCCGAAACTCACATCTGCCCCGACCGAAACATTCGAATCGGTGTCAGTGATCAATTGGCAGGTTTCAAATGCCAATGTCCACTGCATTGTAGGCAACGCGATTTTATCGCGCACGGCAATGCGGCTCGTAACACGGGATGGGAGACTATTGTCACCTGTCTCATTGTTATAAACGGCAAATTCGGGCTGCGAATCGCGCAGGTTGAGGATAAGATTCGCCTGCGTCAAAACAGGTAAATCAACGTTGTTGTCCCCAACCGAAGCCGGCAGTTTGTTTATAGTATACGTTGTGGTCATGAAGGTCCCTTTCGGACACAATGGATGAACGTTACTCTACTCCACCAAACAAGGTGAAGAAGAGGGCGGAAATGATACCAGCATCCGGCGGATACTGTGGCATGCCATAGTCAACCTCGGAATGGAAGATAAAGGGCACCACTCTAGAAACTTCTCTAGCGTAGTGAACGAATTCTCCATCCTGGATCATATCCAGATTGTTAGTCTGGAGGACTGATGGTGGCACGGGATAACTGATCCTAAAGCTATGTACGCAGTATTGCGTATCTATCATCAGACCTAAAATGACAGAATCTAGCACGTCAAGTCGACTTCCAAGACCTGTGAAGAAATCCACAAGCCATGAAAAAGGAATCAGATCCCAGAGATGTGATGATCTTGGCGAAAGGCCCACACTGTCTAACTTCAACAATTTGATGAAGAGGTCAATATGGGCACCACCAGCGACCACCTTGGTGCGAGCAACAAGAGTAATATCATCGATCCCGAATCGCTTTGAAGCGAATCGGTACGTGAATTTCCCATGTAAGGTCACTCGACGTGAAATATTGTCGATGGCCCTTGCCGCACTATCGATAGCTGAGGTTAACTCCTCAACGTTACCGACGAATTTTTGGGTGCCGAATGTATACTGTAGTTTTAAGCCTGCAAGAAAATGCAAAAGCTTACGAACGAACAGGATAGGATCGGTTTCAGCATCAAGTAAGATGGCTGCCAAAGATAACACGTCGGGGGTAAGATTGCCAATCTTTTCCCACTGGTATGCAACTTCAAGGTAATCACCTTGAAGAGCGCGAAAATGCTCTATAGCATTAGCGTACGAAAACATAGCAGCAGGGCGAAAAATTGCAAGGTTCAATCTCATGAGTTTATCGTACTCAATAAGAGTTCGACTCTCATTACCATTGAAAAGGTCCGGTCTCTTTAACGGCTCCGCTTTGTCGTTAGACATAACAAAGACGCTAGAGGAAGCTGAACTGGTCTCTGAGGTAAACGAGTTTTGACCATTGTAGCCGGCAATTTCATACCAGCCAAAGTAGCCACTTTCCTCGTAGTTCGAAAGTGCAGTGAACCATCTCACGCGAATGTCGCAGTGCATGATAACCTTGTAAACAAGATTACCAGTCGGACTGCTAACACGCTCAGTACTCTGATACACTACCTCAAACCACATGTTAACCTTTGTTACCCGCATAACGGAAGTTGAAGCCGCATAGTGGGTATATGAAAAAGAGTTAACGCCATGTTCGAAATCACCGCAGGCAGCAAGATAGTTGCCGACGGACATAAAACCTCGAACTGGATGTGGATTCGCATACGATAACTGGGAGTCAGAATAGGCTGGGACAAAGTCCTCAACATACGAGACCTGACCGGCGTCGCTCCTCATAAAATTCTCAACTTGAAGACAAATCTTGTGGAATTCTTCCCCAAGATGTCCAGGGTCAAGAGAATAAGGAACAAAGGGCGAGCGGAGTAAACCATCAACATATGAAGGCGCAAAGCGCAACACATGTGTATGATTATAATTCTGATCTTCGATAAGGTAAGAAAATCCCCATCCAAGATCAATCCGTTCGTTTAAATCGTATGAGTACAAAGGGGTCTTCCTGACACAATAATCGCCAGAGAACGACGTATGGAAAACAGAATTCTCATTTTGAGGACTCTGTGTGTCGAAATTGGTGATCAAGTCAAACGCTGTGCCAATCGGATTAGAATACTTATCCACATCACGTAGATAGGTATACGCACCTCTTAGAGGAGGAAGGCCAGGGAATTCAGTCGATATCGGAGCGATCCCACCGGATAAATTTCCGAAAAGATCGTCGGTATCAACTGTACGAATAAAAATCGACTCCTTGAACATACTCAATAACCAATCGTAATAGCCAAAATCGGCATATGCGGATGGTATATGGGATATCCAATTCAAATCAGGCATCTTTAACCCGACATTGACAGAGCGATCGCGTCGTGTCGTATGGTAAGTTCCCATACTACACCCGACTTCGCCGCAAAAGGGATGATAAATTCCCTTTGCTACGCTGAGCGCTGCCCTTATAAGGGGAGCAAAACCCAAGGAACAGATACATTAGTCAGAATCCGAAGGCTTAAGGCCTAGGATAGTGACAACGGCATCTGGTGTCTCCGGTGAGGGAATCAATCTCACAGAAGACATCCGGTCAAATCGCATCCGAATGGATGTAATCCGACCTTGGCGGAGAACACGAAAGTCGAATCCATGATCACGAAGAGATTGAGCAGCGCGAAAGGCGCGATCAAACCCCTCGTCATCAAACAGATCGACGGTAGGAATGGACGTCGAAAAGAATGTCCATTCCAACTCGTTTTCAGTTTCATGTTCGACACCGAGTTTAAACCCGGGTGCCGAGAAACTGAGGCTTAAGCGACGCATACAATGCCCTCTCGGGCACGAATGCCCACTAGTTCAACCAATCGAAAGACTGGTTGGTCCGCGTGGTCGATGACATATGTAATTTTATGTCAATCGACCTTCCGAGCTTTATAAGAAGATGAAGTTACCGTCTGAACGAGTCAGCGCGAGCCGGCTCCCTACCATTACATACGCAGGGCCGTTATCCTAGCTTCATTTTTCTAACCTCTTAGATAAGAGGTCGTTCGGAAACTGAAGTCTCTACACATGTTTGGGTATGATCAACGCTAATAAGCAGTTGCTCAATCCAAATGCACATCCCAACGTAGGGGATTTTCTACGCAGAATGGAGGGGATTCGTC